TGCGCGCGCTCCTCGACAACATAGGTGTTGTTGCCGATATAGGTCAGGCCCTCGGGATCGCACTTCTGCTTGGCATAGACGGTTTCGCAGCCGTTGACGGTGATCGTCGAGAGGAAGTTGCCGTTCATGTCATACTCGCCGAAGGTGGCGTAGTAGTTGCTTCCGCTGCCTTTCGCCTCTTCGTCGTTCGTGACCATCAGCCGGTTCTGATCCCAGTTATAGGCGACTGAGCTGGCTTCCTTGGTCGTGATCTGCTTCGACCACTCTACGGTGTAATTATCCAGGACGCTGGCGGCATTGGCCGAAGCGGCAGCGGTGCAGGCGAGCAGAATCGCGCCGCCGCGCAGAAGTACGGTTTTCATAATAGTCCCCACTTTGATTGCGTTCCCAAAGGCTTCTTTCCCACACGGACAGAGGCTGGAGGGGAGCTATGGCGACCGATCATGACGGGCTGGTTACGGATTTGTTAACCAGCCCGGATAGCGCGCTTCGTCCCGATATGGGGCGGCGCACCGGCATGTCGCGGCGGAGTGGGGGACATTCAAAGTTCAACCACTGGAGACGTGAATCATGCTGGAAGTGAAAGCGAATGCGCTGGAGGAGAGCTTTGACGCGATCCTGCAGGCGGACCGGATTGCGGGCCTCGAAGAGCGCCTTGATGGGCTCGACGATGCGCTGAAGATGCAGATGGAGCGGGCTGGCCGTCCGCCGCTCGATGGCGCGAAGGGCATGGGCGTTGATCCTGCGCGCGCTGCCTTTACGGACAATTATCTGCGCCGCGGCGTCGAGGCCGGTGTCGAGCTGAAGAGCTTTTCGGGCGCGAGCTCGGGGGCGGGCGGCTATGTCGTGCCGCGCGAGATCGACCAGATGATCGAGGCGGCGCTCAAGGCCATCTCGCCGATCCGCGCCATTGCCAATGTCGTGCGCACCGGCTCGGCGGGCTATCGCAAGCTGGCGACGCCGACCTTCCAGGAAATCGCGCCGCCATCGGGCGAGCTCTTCGCCAATCCGGCGGCGAGCCAGGCGATGCTCGATGACGCACAGTTCGATGTCGAGAGCTGGCTGGCCGACGAGATCGCGCGGGAATTTGCGCGGGCTGAGGGCGCGGCTTTCGTGAACGGCAACGGGACCAACAAGCCCAAGGGCTTCCTGAGCTATACCGCGACCAATGAGGCGGATTCGGCGCGTGCCTTCGGTTCGCTGCAATATGTCGCATCGGGTGCTTCCGGCGCGTTTGCATCGTCCAATCCGCAGGACAAGCTGATCGACCTCGTGCAGGCGCTGGCCAATCCCTATCGTCAGGGCGCGGCCTTCGTGATGAACAGCTCGACACTGGCACGCATTCGCAAGTTCAAGACGTCCGATGGCGCGTTCCTGTGGCAGCCATCGCTGGCCGTCGGTCAGCCGGCGACGCTGCTGGGCTATCCGGTGGTCGAGGCTGAGGACATGCCGGATGTTGCATCCGACAGCCTCTCGATCGCGTTCGGCAATTTCGCCCATGGCTATGTGATCGCGGAGCGCAGCGAGACGAGCATCCTGCGCGATCCCTTCACCAACAAGCCATTCGTGAACTTCTATGCCGTCAAGCGCATCGGCGGCGCAGTTGCGAACAGCGATGCGATTAAGCTCATGAAGTTCGCAGCTTCCTGATTGCCGCGGGGCGCTTTTGCGCCGCGTTGCAGGTCGTCCTGCCGGGTTCTCCCCTTCCCGGCAGGACGGCGCCTTCCTTACCGAGCGCCTTAGGAAAGGTCTCCCCCTTTCATGCCCGTAACGATTGAAAGCGGCGGGCCATTGGCCGCGTCGCTCGACGGCCTCAAGGCCTATCTACGCATCAGCAGCACGGCCGAAGATGCACTGCTGACCGACCTCATCCGGGCGGCGACCGATGTTGCCGAGCGGTTCATCGGCCAGCTGCTGATCATACGCGGTGTCGAGGAAATGCTTGATCCCTGCGCCGACTGGCGCTCGCTCGCGATCCGTCCGGTGACCAGCATCGACGCCGTGACGGGTGTGCCGGTGAGCGGCGACGAATTTGCGCTGCCTGTCGGCTCTTATGCCATCGACATTGACGGCAATGGCGATGGCTGGGTGCGGGCAAGCGGCGCCGGCGATGCCGGGCGCATCCATGTCAGCTATCGGGCCGGACTGGCGGCGGACGCGGACGGCATTCCCGACGCGATCCGGCTCGGCATCATCCGGCTGGCGGGCGACTATCATGCGCTGCGCGAAGGCGTGACGCCGCATCCACCAGCATCGGTCGCCGCGCTCTGGCGACCCTGGCGGCGCATGGTGCTGCGATGAGCGCGGAACTGACCGCGCGGACGGCGATACTCGCGGCGCTGGGCGGCGACGAGACGCTGGCGGGACTGCTGAACCAGATTGCCGATGGCGAACCGGTCAAGGCGAGTCCGCCCTGGCTGCTGGTGGGTGCTTCGGTCGGGACAGGCTGGGGCGCGCGGGGCGTGGACGGCGTCACGCTCCGACAGACGCTGGAGCTGACATTGCGCGGGGACCAGCTCTCCGCCGTGACGACGATCCTCGAGCGGATCGACGCCGTGCTGCGCGCGATGGACGGCGAACTTGGCGACTGGCGCGTGACCAGCCTGCGGTTCGAGCGGTCGCGCATCCGGCGCAGCGGGACCGAATGGCGGGCAGGCGCCGACTATGTGCTGCGCATGGCGCGGCTGACCTGACGACCGACACGCTCTCATCTCGATCACATCTCGAAAGGACGGACCATGGCAGTGGAAAAGGGCAGCGCATTCCTGCTGAAGATCGGCGACGGGGCATCGCCCGTGGCCTATTCGACCATCGCGGGCATGCGCACGACGCAGATCTCGGTGAATGGCGAGGCCGTCAATATCACCAGCAAGGATTCGGGCGGCTGGCGGCAATTGCTGCCGGGCGCGGGGGTGCGTGCGGTAAGCGTATCGGGCGCGGGCATCTTCACCGGATCGGCAGCGGAGGTGAGGCTGCGCGATCATGCGCTGGCCGGAGCGATCGACGATTATGAGCTGAGCTTCGAGAGCGGCGAGAAGCTGCGCGGCAAGTTCCTCGTGACGCGGCTCGACTATGCCGGGGACTATAATGGCGAGCGATCCTACACGCTGAGCCTCGAAAGCTCCGGCGTGGTGACGGCGCTTTGAGCATGGCGAATGCGGCGCGGGGCGAGGCGGACTTCATGGTCGGCGGCGCTCCGCTGGTGGTGCGGCCGAGCTTTGCGGCGCTGGTTGCGGCGGAGGGCGAACTGGGGCCGCTGCTGGCGCTGGTCGACCGGGCGGCCGAGGGCAGGCTGCTGCTCGCCGAGATGGCGGCGCTGATCTGGCATTGCCTCGCAGAGCGACCGGAAGGGCTGACGCGTGAGGCGCTGGGCGATGCGCTGGTGGCGCAGGGTCTGGGCGCGGCGCTGCCGGCGCTGCGGGCCATCCTGCGGCAGGTGCTGGCAGGATCGACATGAGCTTTTCCGACACGGCGCGGCGGCTCGCGGGGCAGGCCGGGCTGTTGCTCGGCTGGCGGCCGGAGGAGTTCTGGCGCGCGACGCCCGATGAGCTGGAGACGGCCTTTGCGGCGTTCGGGCCTGTGATGGCGGAGGCCACGCCGCCCGACCGCGCTGCGATTGCGCGGCTCAAGGAGATGTATCCCGATGGATGATGATTTCGAAACGACGACAATCGGCGTGCGCGCCGATGTCACGCGCTTTGCCCGGGATGTGGCGGAGATGCGCGCGCAGCTTGAGGGGCCGCTGGCGAGCAGCGCCGACCGGGCGGGGCGGGCGATCGAGGCCGGGCTGCTGCGCGCGGCGCGGACGGGCAAGCTGGGCTTTGAGGACATGGGTAAGGTGGCGATGTCTATCCTGTCACAGATTGCGCAGGCGGCGGTGCGGGACGGCATGCAACAGATTGGCATTGGCGGCAGTAGCGGCGGCGGCGGGGGCGGCTTGCTCGGTGGGCTGGTGCAGCTGGGCACGAGCCTGGTCGGCAATATACTCGGCCTGCCGGGGCGGGCGACGGGCGGCCCTGTGTCGCCGGGCCGGGCCTATATGGTCGGCGAGCGCGGGCCGGAGATGTTCCTGCCGACGAGCAGTGGCCAGGTGGTGGCCAATGGCGGGGCGCAGGGCGGCGCGCGCGATGTGCGCGTTTCGATCTCCGTCAATGGTGGCAGCGCCGATGCCCCCAAGGCTCTGGCCCGCAGCGCGCGGCAGGTGGCGCGAGCGGTGCGGGGCGCGCTGGGGGAATAGCGCGCGCCGTTTTTTCAAACCGTGTCTCCAAGCAAGGAAATCCTCATGCCCCATTGGCTTGCTGTGTCGCGCGGCGATCAGGAGAGTGGCGTCGTGAAGCGCTTCTCGCCGCAGTTCTGGACGGTGGATTTTCCCCGGCCGATGATGGCGAGCGTGGTGACTGTCGGGGCGGACGCGCTGCGGGTCGATGCGGTGTTTCATACGTCCGGCGATCTGGCGGGGCTGATCTGGGAAGCGAAGGATCGCTGGGATCATCCGCTGCTCGCTTATGCGACAGACCGGGATTTTTCCGGCTGCGTGCTGCGCTTTCGCTGGCAGTCGGGGGGCGTGAAGGCGCTCGATGCGATCCACGGGCCGACGCTGACGATCGAGGGGCGGGACGCGGAGGGGGCGGCGCGGGCCTGGTATGTGCGGCTCTGGAACTATGCGGTCGGGGCGCCTGACGATGCGCTGGTCACACTGGATTTCGATGCGCTTGTGGGTGGCTTCACGCTGCCGGGCGAGGCCGATCCGGTCTGGCCGCATGATATCGACCGGATGTTCATCTCCATCGTTTCCGAGGATTATGACGAGGGCGAGACTGTCTTCTCCGCTGGCGTCGAGGCTTGGGTGTCGCTGACCGGCATGGCCTGTGACGGGCCGCGCTCGGTGATCGAGATGGGCGACATCATGGTGCCGGAACATGGCTTCGGCATCGCGACGGGCTATGACGATCTTTACAATCAGACGCCGGAGCGGGTGCTGCGGCAGGCGTTGGCGCTGGGTTATCGCGGGGCGATCAATCATTATGTCGGGATGAGCCATTATCCGCGGCTGGAGCCGGTGGGCGGGGATTTTCTGGCGACGACGACTGGTGGCGCGATCAATGCGCCCTGCGCGCGCTGGCATGAGGATTTTGCCGCGCGGTGCATCGGGCTGGGGTTCGAGCTCATCGTTTCGCTGAGCTATGAGCTGTTCGATGCGCATTGCCCGGATGGCTGGAAGCAGCGCGCGCTTGATGGTGCGCCTGCGCTGACGGGCTGGGTGCCGCCGTCAACATTGCTGTCGCCCGCGAACGGCGATGCCATGGGCTATTTGCAGGATGTGGCGCGGGCGTTCGTAGGGATCGTGGCCGACGTGGGCCTGCCCGTGCGTTTCCAGATTGGCGAGCCGTGGTGGTGGACGATGTCGGACGGGCGGCCATGCCTTTACGATGATGCGGCTGTGGCGGCCTTTGGGGGCATGCCGCCGGAGATCGCGACGGTGTTCGGTGCGCTGGATGCCGGACAGCTTGCTCTGCTCGATGCGGCGGGGGCGCTGCTGGCGGGATCGACGGCGGACCTTGCCGATGCCGTGCGCGACGAAGCACCGGGGGCGGAGCTGCTATTGCTGGTCTATCTGCCGAGCGCGCTGGATCACGCGGCGCCGGAACTGAAGCGCGCCAATGTGCCGCTCGGTTGGGCGACGCCGGCCTTCGATATATTGCAGGTCGAGGATTATGACTGGGTGACGCAGGGGCAGATCGCGCGGTCGACCGCGGCGCGCGAGGCGATCGCGGCGCGGCTCGGCTATCCGGTGGAGGCGCAGCATTATCTGGCCGGGTTCGTGAACGCGGGGCTTTCCGAAGCGGAGACGCGTGTCGCCTGGTCGCGGATCGCGCGCGCCGCCGAGAGTGCGCGGGACGACTATGCGGCGACGTTCATCTGGGCGTTGCCTCAGGTCGCGCGCGACGGTTTCACGCTTTTTACGATGTCGGGAGATGAGGACATGCAGGCCTTTGACGATGTGTCCTTTCCGCTCGACATCGGGCGGCGCGCGCAGGTTGCGCCTGCTTTTTCCACGCGCGTGATCGAGAGTGTCTCGGGGCATGAGCAGCGCAGCACGCAATGGGCCGACGCGCGGCTGAGCTTCGATGCGGGGCCGGGGGTGCGGTCGGAGGCGGATATCGCCGCGCTGATCGCGTTCTTCCGGGCGCGGCGTGGGGCGGCGCGGGGCTTTCGGTTTCGCGATCCGTTCGACGATTGTTCGGCGGATTTCGGGAACGCGCCGGGGCCGAATGACCAGCCGCTTGGCCTCGGCGATGGCAGCACCAGCGCCTTTGCACTCATGAAGCTTTATGGCGCGGGCGCCGATGCGCAGCTGCGGTTCATTACGCGGCCGGTGGTTGCTTCGATCCGGGTGGCGCTGGATGGCGTCGAGCAGGAGAGCGGCTGGAGCCATGCCGGGCTTGGCATCATCGCCTTTGACGTGGCGCCCGAAGATGGCGTGCTCGTGAGTGCGGGCTTCCGCTTCGACGTGCCGGTGCGCTTTGCCGAGGACCGGCTCGAGATCGACCGCGAGACTTTTGCGGCCGGGCTGGTGCCGTCGGTGCCGCTGGTGGAAATCCGAGCATGAGCGATGCGGCGATCCTGGCGCAGGAGCTGTGCGCCTTTGCCTTTTGCTGGCGGCTGGAGCGGCGCGACGGCGTGACCATCGGGCTGACCAGCCATGATCGGGCGCTGGCTGTTGGCGGCCTCGATTATGTGCCTGCGCCGGGGATCACGCCGAGCGCGATCCTGCGCGGGGGCGATCCGCGTGCCGAGCTGACCGAGGTGGCGGGTGCGCTCAGCAGTGCGGCCTTGAGCGAGGCCGATCTTGATGCCGGACGCTGGGACGGGGCGACGGCGGTGCTGCACCTCACCGAATGGACGGCGCCGGGTGTGCTCTGGCTGGAGCTGGCGCGCGGCACGCTGGGGAGCGTGGCGAAAAGCGGTGCGAGCTATTCTGTCGCGCTCAGGGGTCCGGGCGAATTGCTCGGGCAGGCTGCGGCGCCCGCGACCAGCCCAACCTGCCGGGCGCGGCTGGGCGATGCCGATTGCACGGTCGATCTGCGCGGGCGCCAGCTTGTCGCGCCGCTTGCCGACGTGGCGGGCGAGCGCGTGCGCTTCGAGGGGCTGGGGGCATGGCTCTATGGGTTCGGGAGCGTGCGTTGGTTGACGGGGCCATGCGCGGGCATCGGCCAGATGATCGTGGATCAGGATGGAGACGATCTGTTCCTCGCAGAGCCGCCGCCGCTTGCCCTGACGCCCGGCATGCGCGCGCTGCTGACGCAGGGTTGCGACAAGCGGCTCGCAAGCTGTGCCGGGCGCTTTAGCAATGCCGTAAATTTTCGCGGGGAGCCTTTCCTGCCGGGGATCGACCTGCTGACCCGCTATCCTGGCGCGTAGATCATGGACATTGGCGAACATATCGCGGCCGAGGCGCTGGCGCTGGTCGGCACGCCGTTCCGTTTGCGCGGGCGCGATCCGCGTGTCGGACTCGATTGCGTCGGGCTGGTGCTGCTTTCTCTGGAACGCGCGGGGGTGCCGGTGAGCGAGCCGCCGCCTTATCAATTGCGCGGAACGGGGCGGGAGCGAGCGGAGACCATCCTGCGAGGCGGGGGGCTTGTGCCGGTTGCGGAGCAACGATCGGGCGACCTGCTGCTGGTGGAAAGCGGCCCCATGCAATTGCACCTCATGATCCGGGCGGGTGAAGCGCATGTCCATGCCCATGCCGGTCTTGGCCGGGTCGTGCTGATGCCTTCGCCTGCATTATGGCCGATCCTGGGCATCTGGCGCGCTGCCTCCCCTCCAATTGCGAGCGAGTAAATGGCAACTCTGGTTCTCACGGTCCTCGGCTCGGCGCTGGGCGGGCCCGTCGGCGACGCCATCGGCGCGCTGGCCGGGCAGGCGCTCGATGCACAGATATTCAAGCCCAAGGGCAGGACGGGGCCGCGCCTCACGGACCTGAACGTCCAGACCTCGCGCTATGGCGCCCAGATCCCGCGCATTTTCGGGCGGATGCGGGTCGCGGGCACGGTCATCTGGGCGACGGATCTGCGCGAATCCAGCTCCACAAGTGGCGGCAAGGGCAAGCCGAGCACGACGAGCTTCAGCTATTCGGCGAGCTTCGCAGTGGCGCTTTCGTCGCGGCGTATCATGGGCATTGGCCGCATCTGGGCGGACGGCAATTTGCTGCGTGGCGCGGCGGGCGACTTCAAGACGCCGCTGGGGGCCTTGCGCATATATGATGGGGCGGCGGGACAGGCGGTCGATCCGCTCATTGCAGCAGCTGTCGGGTTGGAGCAGGCGCCGACCTTCGGGGGGCTGGCTTATGTGGTGCTGGAGGATCTCCAGCTCGCCGATTTCGGTAACCGCATTCCGTCGCTGACGATGGAAGTGATTGCCGATGACGACGCAGTGACGGTGTCCGGCATTGCGTCTGATTTGCTGGGGCAGAACGTGGACTTTCTTGGGGCGGAAGCGCCGGGCGTGCTGGGCTATGCTGCCGATGGGAGCGACATTGGCGATGCGCTGGCGCCGTTGGTGGAGAGCTATGGTCTGCGCTGGCGGTTCGATGCGGGTGGGATGGCGCTGGTCGAGAGTGTCGAGACCGGACGGACGTTGGCGGCAGCAGATGAGTTGCGCGCGGTGGACGGGCGCGAGGAGCGATCGAGCGAAACGCAGCGGGCGCCGCTGGACGACGTGGCCGCGCGACTTTCCGTGCGGCATTTTGACCCGGAGCGCGACTATCAACTGGGCATGCAATCGGCGGAGCGGCCGGGGCCGGGGCGGCGCATCGAGGAAATCGGCCTGCCCGCGGCCATCTCTGCCGACACGGCGCGACGGCTCGCCGACCGGTCGCTGCGAACGCGGCTTGCCGGGCGGCGGAGGATGGAGCGGGCCTGCGGCTGGGCGGCGCTGGATCTCAAGGCGGGCGATCTTGTCGGTGTTGAAGGTGCGGCGGGGACGTGGATCGTCGATACGCTGGAATGGCATGACATGGCGCCGCGCCTCTCGCTGCGCGGGGCCGCATCCACGGCCAGCCTGCCAGCCACGGGCGATTCCGGGCAACCGGTGCTGCCGCCCGATCTGGTGCAGGGGGCGACGCGCCTTGCGCTTGTCGAGCTGCCGCCGCCGGAGGACAGCCTCGCGCAGGCGCCTCTGGTCTTTGCGGCGGCGACGGGTGCGACCGTGGGCTGGCGCAGGGCAGCGCTGTTTCGCTATCGGGCGGAGACGGGCGTGGCGGAACCAGCGGGCAGTACCGCGCCGCGCGCAGTGCTGGGCACGGCTCTGACGACGCTTGCGCCGGGGTTCCCGTGGACCTTCGATGCGCTGAGCACGGTCGATATCGCGCTGGATCATCCGTCGGACAGTCTCATTGGCGCGGCGGACGATGAACTGATGCGCGGCGCGAACCTGTGCGCTCTGGGAGACGAATTGCTGCAATTTGGCGATTCGACGCTGATTGGACCGGGGCAGGTCCGGCTCTCGCGGCTGGTGCGGGGCTGGCATGGCACGGAATGGGCGATGGAGCGGCATATCACGGGCGACAGGTTCGTGCTGCTTGAGCCTTCGCGGCTGAGATCGCTCGCGACCACGCCGGGCGATGTTGGTCAGATGACGGAGATGCGCGCCAGCGGATCGGGCGACACGGTCCCCGCCGAGGCGGCGCTGTCGATTGATGGGCGGGCGATCCTGCCGCCTTCGCCGGTCCAGGGCGTGATGCACGAGGCCGGGGGCGACCTGCATCTGGCCTGGACGCGGCGGAGCCGGCTTGGCTGGCTGTGGCGCGACCTGGCCGATGCACCGCTGGCCGAAGAGCGCGAGGCTTATACGATCGCCGTGACGGCTGGTGGTGTCATATTGCGCGACGCGGAGACCCTAAGCGCGAACTGGATCTATGCGGCGGCTGACCGGGCTGACGATCTGGCGGCAGCGGGGAGCGAACCGATCATGCTGCTGGTGCGGCAGATCGGCACGTTCGGCCCGAGCAGACCGCTGGCGTTCGCGCTTTCCTGAGAACTGAGACCTGGCAACTGCCGGACCAAGGAGATCCCATGACCCTGATGCAGACCGACCGCCTTCGACTGCCGCTGATGGCGGCCGGGCAGGCACAGAAGGAACTGGCGCATAACGAAGCGCTGTTGCTGCTCGACCTGATCGGACAGCCCGTCGCGCAAAGTGCGGACCTGATTGCGCCGCCCGGATCGCCGGCCAGCGGCCAGTGCTGGATCGTTGCACCCTCCGCCACCGGAGCCTGGACCGGCAAGGACGGGGCTCTCGCGGGATGGACGGGCAATGGCTGGCGCTTTGCCATGCCCGGCGAAGGCTGGCGTGTGTGGGTCGTCGACCGGGGATGCGCGATGCGGTTCGACACCGATATGTGGACCAATGAGGCGGTGCGCGCAGACGGTTATTTCATAGGGGAAGATAGAGTGTTGGCGGGCAGGCAGTCCGCTATAGCCGATCCGACCGGCGGGGCGTCTATCGATGCGGAAGCGCGCGCAGCGATTATCGCGATCCTCGGGAGCCTTCGCGCCCATGGCCTGATTGCAACATAACTTTAATATGAACGGTTTCTGATCGCGATTTGCTTGGAAAGCGGCAGAACAACTATATCCACAACTTGATGCTTTTGGGCAACGGTCGCACATGTGTGGCTTGCATGTGCAACGCAGCAGGATTAAAGGCGACGGGCAGTATCTGCGATTTACCTTTGAAAGGGGAAGAGAATGCGAAAGCTGAGCCTAGCCATGGCGCTCGCTTCGACAATGATGGCGTCGCCATCACTTGCCAAGGACAAAACATGGTACGTTGGTGCGGACGCCGGTGTCCTGCTTGCCGAACGTGCCACGACCACCTATTCCAACAACGTCTCAGCCAGCACGTCGCATAAGACGGGCTACGACGCTGATGCCAATTTCGGTTACGACTTCGGTACGTTCCGTCTTGAGGCGGAATATGCGCACAAGAAGGCCGTGAACAAGCCGACCTCCTACAGCAACATTGCGACGCCGCTTGCTGGTGGTCAGGTTCGCGTTGACAGCCTGATGGTCAACGCACTGCTCGATTTCGGTCCCGATGACGGCCTGCAGGGCTTCGTCGGCGGTGGTCTCGGTGTTGCCCGTTCGAAGGTTTCACTGCCTGACCTGCGCGATTCCGACAGCGGCCTTGCCTGGCAGCTGCTCGCTGGCGTGCGTCTGCCTGTCACCGATCATGTCGATATGTCGCTGAAGTATCGTTACTTCACGCATTCGAACGTCGATCTGCTCAGCGTGAACGGCCGTAAGGCCCAGACGGACGTCAAGACGCACAGCGTGCTGTTCGGCCTGGCGTATAACTTCGGTGCGTCGGCTCCGCCGCCGCCCCCGCCTCCGCCGCCCCCGCCGCCGCCTCCCCCGCCGCC